ACCGCATCTCAATTCTTCAGACAGGCAGATCTTTTTCGATGAAGTACGGAATAATGACCAAACGTACGTTGTGGAGCCAGTCGCCCGGTGTGCCGTCGCGAAGCATGGCCGTGTTCAGCGTGATGGGGAAAGGTGCCACACACAAAAGCGTTTCGTAGACAAAACGGTTGAGGTGCCACCGCTGGGCTTCCCAGTGTTTGTCCACGGCGCCCACCAGATGTCGGTTGGTGTCGAACACATGCATTTTGTTGGTCATGCCCATCTTCAAGAACAAGTTCTTGAGTTCCTTCACCAAGTCGGTGTCCCCTGGGTCACGGGGTCGGCTGTAAGGACGTTGCGTGACGCTTTGTTCTGCCGTGGGTTGTGGTTGATCGATCATAAGAGAAATCTCCTTGAGAAAAGTTATTGTTTCCAGTAAGGCTTGTATTTTCCGATACGCATATCCATCAGGTCCACGATGGACAAGAATTTCAAAGGCGTGTTGTAGTTGTCTGGGAACGTGTACCAGCCACGTGTCTCACCCAGGATCTCGTCCCAGTCGTAGCCTTGCTGTTTGATGCCTTCGAACAGCTCTTTGGGACTGCACAGTCTCTCAGTCATGTAAGGGTGCCAGAATTGCATCTGAGCCAACTCGGACGTGATGTTGACGGCCCTGACCAGTTTGGGATCGTTGCGCAGCTTTTGTCGAACAGTTGTTCGTGTCAGCGCTACATCCGGATAGATATCCAGTTTGTATGTGGTGTTGTTGCCATGAAACCCAAAGAAATCACGGTTCTCTTTCAGGTAATGGAACTCGGTCAGCGCAGGCTGCACACCATCGCGCTGCGACATGATCACATCGAACGACACGCCACTGGAGCCAGTCTTGCTGCGCAGGTTGCGCACACTCACGCAGTTGAGTTCGCTGTCTTCGCGCAATACCCCTTGGGTCTCGGGATAATAAGGCGTTTTCGTTTCCTTGTGCACCAGCTCCTTGATGCCGTACAGGTGCCAGCAGTTCTGCAACAGCAGGAAGAACTTGGGGGAGCAGCCAGCGATCTTGTCGCCGATCTTCATGTGTTGCAGTTGACGTACAGGGAGTTGTGCACCAGGCGTCATGATCAAAGGACCATTGGACTTGTACTGACCTGTGAAAATGATGTAGTCCTGTGCCGATCCAGCCATAGCAGGCATGGCCATCAGCATGTTGTGCTTGATCAGACCTTGGTTCATGTGGACCATTTTCTGTTCTGAGCTATCGATCTCCACTTTGTCGTGGATATCCAAAGCCTGTTTGGTGACCATGTCGCTCAACGAGTCCACCATGGTGATGGACACAGGGCGCACGCGCATGGCTTCTTTGCCATCGTACCCGCACAAAGGGGTGTCGATGAACTGCTCTGGCTTGAGTTGCTTTTTGGCATTGATGAACTCTTTGTAGTGTTCAAACCACACGTCGGCCATTTCGTCTTTCTTACAAGTCAGACGCCATTTTCCTTCGTTGAATACATCGCGCCCAGGGTAGAAGCCAGCTGAGGCAAGGAGCTGGAGGCTTCGATCAACGAACGCATTCTCTTCTGTGTCGTACTTGGACACAGAGGTATCTTGACCACCGTAATCCATACGGTGAGCAGCTGTACCACCCAGGAACTCCATGAAGGTGGACTTGCCGATATTGCCAGAGGCAGTGATGCCTGTCATGGTGCCAAGCCCACCCAAGACAAGCGTCTCGCCACGCTGGCCCCTGGAGAAGAAAGCCGTGGGTATGTCCATAAGACACCCGGTGTTGATGGGCAGGCGATGACGCTGTGTCATCGTAAAAGGAGGACGGATAGGTTCAGTTGTGGCCATGGTTTCTCAATGTTAAAGTTGGTACCGACACTCATTTTTCATTCATAATATGGTTCAGAACTCTAAACTTAAACGTAAGTTTGCTTTGGTTAGAGCACATCATTTCCTCCACACCCCAATACGAAAGAACGGTATGACATTCCATCTGACACTGCAAGCTCTGGACATTCCCAGCGCCTCACGTATTTCTCCAGAAAACATTCAAAGCGACATGCGGCGCCTGGCCCTTGAGAGCGAATTCATAACCAACGCTGTTGGTTTTATGCACGACACCATTCCTCGGATCGCTGTCACATTGCGTGACACGGTCAACAATTTGTTCATCTCCGAAGGTGAAGACAAGTCGTTTCTGAACAAAGGCGTCTTTGAGTCCAACGCTGGCGACGTTTTGATGAAACTGCCTGCTTACAACTTCACATCGATTTCTTCATTGGTGATTCCTGTACCAGAATCTTTCTCCGGCAACCTGCTCAAGTACTCGGACTTGATGACCCAGGGCTCTTCTGGCAAAACAGGCATCTATGAAGTGACCATGGCTTTGCTGGGCGAATACAGCACCATGTTGGCTCAGTTCTTGTCTGCTGGTGAAACACGCACCAGTTTGTCGCCGTCTGCTGATCTGTACAACAAGGTCAAGAAAGAACGCACCGAGTTCTTGGCAGAACACAAACGTTTCTTCCCTACCAACTCAGGCAAGTCACATGCCCGCGTAGGCGATGTGTTCGACCGTGCACAAGACGTGGTCGATCTGAAACCCCGCATGCCTGCTTTGCGCGAAGCCTATCAAAACGCACCCATCTCTGAGATCAAACAGATGTCTGATCGGTGTGTGGTCATGCTCGATGCTATTTCTCGTCTGAGTGAAACCAACAGCATCGAGCGGGTTACACCTCAGGTGGCACACAAGCTTGCGGGTGGGGCCTACGAAGTAGGTAAGTTGCTGGAGCTGATTGCCGTTCACCGTGTTCGCCAAGAGACACTGTTGAAATCGGTGTTCGATTTGTTTGCCCTGCTCAAGGAGCGACTGTAAACACCGCATGGCTGCCTGGGCACCCAGGCAGCCATGCGTGCTGAGTTGCGCCGTTAAGCGCCTGCCGTTGCGTGACCAGCGATCGCCAGCGACTTCGAATTGTCGCCAACCTGTCCAAGCAGTTGAACGATGTCGGCCACCATCAGGTCGCTGCTGCCGTATTTCAACCAACCCGGTACATGCTTGAGCATCTCTTTGGCCAAAATGAGTTTGTCGCGTTCATCCAGATGGCGATTGGACGGCGTTCCAAATATCTGGGATGGATGCAAAATGTCCGTTCGAACAAGGATACCTTCTTCGTCGAACTTCTGCCACGTGTAGGATTTCAGCAGAACACCCAGGCTGGCCACCGGCTGTCGACACAGCAGAATCGACATCATACCTTTGACCGTACTGGGACTGGGGTCGTTGATCCGGCAAAACAAAGCAAAGACCGACGACAAGAACAACTGCCTTTTCGTTTTTCGAGGTACCTTCTGTTGCACCAGATAGGTGAACAACGGAAACACCATCCAGAACATGATCCGCGAGACAAAACCCGCGAAGGCGTGCGCCGATTTGGTCACCGCTGTCATGGTGGTGGTGAGGAATGCGATCGCCAAAGCGATCACCATAGAGATCAGACTGCTGAATTTCATGATGGCTCTCAAAGAGAAGGGGGTTGGGTGGGAGGTTTACGAGGTTTCTTATCGATGGACAGAAAGACTCTGTCACTGAAGTAGTTGGACCATACACCAGAAGCATTGCTGCAGTGGATGTAGATACAGTACCTGAAACACTCTGCTGAGGTCGCCCAGGTGATGAGCTTCACACTTGGAGCATAGTCTTCCAGATGTTTGAGTTTGTTCCTCTCGGGCATATCCAGCCCCATGATCAAAGGAACCTTGATGGTGACTAATTTGTCAGTAGGCTCATGGTGTTTCTCAACCTCAACGCTGAGGCTTTTGAATCCAACCACGTACTCCTTTTTAAACTGCACCTGACCTTTCTCATTGGTCTCGTAGAGAATGTCCGTAATGTCGTGTGACTGGAAGTCGATTCCATTGAGCTCGCTGCGACCCGACCCTTGTACACTCACCAAGACATCTTCCAGGAAGTTAAAAGCCTGTAGAGCCCTGGGCGAGAGTCTGGAAGGATTTACTTCCGTGGTGATGGGTCTTTGGTCAGCAAAATCCACACTGAGGCTGCGCTTGTTCTTGAACAAAGCATGTTGACCGTACTTATCGATGTAGGGAAAAACAGCTTTGTCATACAGCCGGTCTAAATTCATCATAACGACATAGTTATAGTCCCCTGAGATAGCGTATTGTCTTTGCTTTACAGCTTCGACCACTTTATCGGGCTCGCTCAACACCACCACAGCGAACCCTGTTTCTGGATTTCTGTTGCCAATATAGGCATCACCTGCCCCAGGATCAGTCATGAAGTACTGACCTGAGATATTGAGCTTCTTTTGAGAATTGAAGTAGATTCTCTTGAAACCCATAAAGGGATGTGCGCTTGTGTCGCAGTCCCAATATTTCTTGCTGGCCTTGGTGATGGCGAACTGTTCGAACGACTCACCGGACTCGCTGTAGCTTCTGGCGATGGCACTCAGCCAGTCGGCTTGATCGTTGCCTAAGGCATCAGAGTGGGCCTTGACCTTGCCTATAGACAACTCGATGTTCTTGTCCTTGAGTCGATTGACCACATCAAAGGCGAGTCTCCACAGATCGCTGTTGGCCACAGGCGTGTTGTCCATACCCATCCATTGGGTTTTGCTCCACCCCTCGTTTCTCTGCATCACACCAATCTGGACATACTCGCTATCTACCAGAAAATGCACGCTGTGTACCTCGTCACAGAATGCCAGTGTGAGTATGTTCTCCACACAACGGATGAAAGCGATCAGCTCTGCTCTGTTGTTGGTGCCTCGAACTGTGCTCGATGACAAGAAGTCGATGTAGTTCGTGATGACCACAGGCTGTCCTAGCTGTGGCTGGTCTGCCTTACAGTACCCTTTGGAAGTAGGAAGGTAGCCACCTTTGATGCCTTTTTGTACAGCACCTGTGTTCAACAACGAGTAGGTGTATCCATGGGCACCTGACCCAATACAGCCAGGATTGGGTTGAGCAGAACCATCGGTATACAGAACAATACCGATATTTTTGATTTGCGACATGGTGAGGTTAAGGGTAGATTGATGAGAGCTTCGGATAACGCAGGTAGGGTAAATATGAGGCTGACACTCTATCGTAGTAAGACACCAAAGATTACTTTGGTACCACCTTACAGTTTTGTAGCAACTGGGCTTTCAATTCTGTGGTCTCTTTGGCCATCTCCACAGCTTTGGAGAGAACAGCCACGTCAAACACAATCAACGACACCACCAAAGCAAACACAGCAAACTTCCTTGCATTGAACTTGGAACTCCTGAAGTTGTGTTCATCAGGGTGGTCGAATATCAGATCTTTCAGTAGCAGCACAAACAACTTGAATATTTGTAGAAAAAACATAGCAATCATCTCTTTCTTTTTTCCGGTCTAACGACCCTTTTTACCCAAATCATCATGAATGAAAACATCGTCTTGCCTACCGTAGGTGCAAAGGGCTATTTCAAACTCTCAGCACCCTTCAATTCAGACATTCAAGAAGGACAACCGTACACGTGCCGCAGTGTGCGAACCATCGACGAATACTTCTCCAACGGCGAGTCTCCTAAAGAAACGGTCTACCTGCCCAAAGGTTTACCTGATCTGGAGTTCGATCAAGACTTCCAAGAGGGTAACCCCATCGTGGGACTGGAGACCGATGGTGGACACTGGGTGTATGTTCCATCCAGGTACATCTCTGGCTTTCCTGATGTCAGTGGTGTGGCCTACTATGGTGTTTCTCTGGTGGTGTCGCTGCCAGCTTTGCCTGTTAGCAGAGACTTGACGTCCCTCAAAGCCGACATTGCTGCTGTCGTCACCAACCATGTGGGTATTGTGCCTTTGGTCAACGAGGTCATTAGCTCCAAACCTGTGCTGGTGCCTGTCGACGAACATGTTGTAAATACAGCACAGCGTGAAACCACACGTCTGAACAGTGTAGATTCCATCGCCACCATGGAGTTCTTGCGTCAGCAAAACGCCACGCTTGTACAGCAGGTCCAGGCTCTGACCGCACACCTCACCAGCTTAGCAACCTGATCCACTCACTGCCACCGAGTGTGGCAGTGAGTGGATCAGGCATCAAAGCTCCATGATCACATCGAGATCGGTCTTTAAATCACTTGGCATAACCACGTTGTCTTTGTGGATAACAATAACTTGTGCGTTGGCCAGGTTGCTGTAAGCTGAACTGTGGTGAGAAACCATGAAACACTGTTGAAAGTTTCCACCGATCATCAATTTCTCTGCGTACCGAACAGCTTTGTTTCTATGGGTATGGTCCATATACACACCAAACTCATCCATGAACAAAGGATGGTCACCCAACCCGTATGCTTTTATGCTGGCCAAATTGAAAGCCAAACCGATGATGTCCTTTTGACCAGACGAAGTCTTGGAGGTATCGGGAGAACTGTCATCGACTTGGTTGTTGGTGATGACTTCCATCTTGAAGTCCAGGTTCATGTCCTCATCGGTAGCACCGTTGCAGACGACCTCCAGTGGATAGGTAGCCACCTCAGCAACGATCTCGTTCATCTCACTGGTAAAGAACTGCAAGAAGTTATGCAAACCTTTTGCAATGAGACCATTGGTGGGCGATAAGGTTTCACAAGCAGCTTGCATACCAACCAACTGGGTACTCAGGCTGTCGATCTCAGCACTGAGTTTTTGCACCACAGCTTGTTGCATACGGGCTACACCTATCTTCTGCTCTCGGATAGCGATGTTCGACTTCAGATCGTAGATGCAGTTGTTCAGGTACACATTGAGTTGGTGCCTACCTTCTTTGCGCACGAGATCATCGATGCTGTTACAGTAGGCGTTGGTGGTGGCGATCATCTCCTGGAGTTTTTTCTCCTGACGCACACCAAACTCCAGCTTTTGTTTTTGAGCATAAAGATCTCGTATGGCTGTCGATCTTTCTTCGATCCTGATGCCAAGAGATTCGATCAACCCAGACAACTCGCTTCGCACGGCATCGATGTTGTCTTTCTTGGCCCTGATGACAGACTCGATCTCCTGTATACGGTTGCGAGTGGCCGCCATATTGACACACAGGGCCGCGTCGGATAAGAAGTTGTTGTAGGTCCTAGGTAGATCGCCCAGGTTGTTGAACAGATGGCTTTTAACGATGCCTACATAGTTGGTGGTGTTGGGATTGTGACTGGGCAAAGCCATCAAAGATGTGTACAAAGACATCTGGATTTGTGCTTGTTCCAGATTGGTCTCGGTGGTGCTGATCATGATGGCCAGATTTTTCTGTTCTTGTCTCTTTTTCTCTATCTGCTTGGTTGCGTCTTCGTAGTCGTCATCCGTGTAACCTGGTTTCCATGTGTGGTTGCATGCAGGGCAGATGGTATCTGGATTTAACCGGTGTTTCTCTAGGTGTGCCAGTTTGGTCTCCAATCCGCCTATCGAGGTCTGGACATACTTGCTCATCACCCGAAGATCGTTCAGAGACGAACTTAGCTGGAAGATGTAGCTGCCAGAGACCTGCTCCTCAGTCAACTCAAAGTTCTGCAACTCCACGATGAGTGACTCTGAGTTCTTGAGTGCATAGACAAACGACCTGATGGCCGAAGGGTCGTTTAGATCCAAGCCATTTTTCTCAAGGAAGTCAGGGTAACTCAGCTGGGCTTTCTGGCGCTCCAGCTCCTGTGCAAGCTTACCCAGCTCTGACTCGGGATCCACCATCTTGATGCTGGTGTACTCTTGGTTGAGTTTCTCGTACTTGCCAGTGGCATCCATGAGCCTGTCAACTAAGTCGTCTTTGAGTTTTCTCTCAACAGTGATTTCGTTGCTTACTTCGTTGATGCTGGTCATAGCTTCATCGATATTGATCCTTTTCTGAATGGAGGTGTAGATCTCTTTGAGCTTGTCCAGCAGCGCATTGCTGTTTCTGGTCATCTCAGCAAAATTCACGTAAGGCTTATCGACCACACGGCTGCTTTTCTCATGCAGGAAGTTGTGCAGCGTAGAGCGAAGATGCTCCAACTCTGACTCGATTTCTTGTACAGCTTCTTTGCTCAGCAGCAAACTCTTTTCCTTGATCAGGCGAGCAGACATGTTCTTGAGCACATCGGCTGTGGACTTGGTGGTCTCTTTCAATTTCTTAAAGTACCGGATGGCATACTCGTAGTCCACACCAGGCATCCTGGTGAACCACTTTCTTTTCTCAGCCACGGTCATGCTGTAGAAGGACTTGGAGCCAGACAAGACCTCGTGAATGTCGTCCGTGATGCCGAACTCTGACTTTACCAGCTCCTTGTAAGTGGTCATGGTGCCACCTTGATTCAAATTGCCTTCGTCGTTCTTGTAAAAGAGATACTTGGGTTTGTCGCTGCTGAAGTCAGAAATCAGCTTGTAGCGGTTGCCCTTGTTTTCTATCTCGATGGTTTTGCTGCCACCTTTTCGGTAGAAACTCCTGTCGGCTGGCCAAGGAGAACACTCGGCCAAGATCGAAGATTTACCACAGCCGTTTGTCCCAACCAAAACCACCATGCTTTTGGTGAAGTTGGCTTTAAACCTTTTGAATGGAAGAAGTTTGAACCGTCTGTACTCGATCAACTCAAGCGAAGTAATGTACATGGTAATCCTTGTTATGCTCAATAGATTAAATGATTCGATCAAATTTCACCTCTACACAAGGATACAGACATGAGTGATGGATTTTCTGAAATGATGTCCCAGATGAGGTTTTACTCCATTGGCATCGTGGCCAGGGACAAACCCAAGGACTCCAACTTCATCGACGTATGGCCAGCTGAACAGCATCCTTTTGTCGATGGAGACATCGCCAGCACCAAAGATGTGCTCATCCAAGCCAAATGGATACGTGCAGACAACACCCAGCGCATCACACCACCGGATGTCTGTGCAAAAGAATCTGTACACATCTACAGGTATGCCGACTCCGACAGGTTCTTCTGGATGCCAGCAGGGTATGAACCTGGCCTAAGGAAAAAAGAAACCATCATCTACGTGGTGTCCAACAACCCATCGCAGGCATCGCCCACAGAAGCACCCGATATCTCAAACCAGGTGTTCTTCATGATCTCCAGCGATTCGAAAACCTTTCATTTCCATACGCCCACCAACGACGGTGAGAAGGTGGGTATGGATTTGTTCGGTGATTGGAACAAAGGCATCTTTACCTACAAGGATACCAACGACAACATACTCAACATGGACGGTGAGGCCAACAAGTTCACTGCCCGTATTCAAAGCGAGATCGTTGTGATGGCCAAAGACAAGATCTCAGTGCAGACAAAAAACGTCCAGGTTCAGTGCGAGCAAGCCGATGTTGTTGCGACAACGGGTGCCAACATAACCACACCTGAGCTGACACAGAATGGCAATCTGGTCGTCAATGGCGACGTACAGGTCAATGGCGACTACAATGGCACAGGGAACATCGACATCGGTGGCGTAGGTAATGCAGCTGCTTGGATACCGTAAATGACAGTCACCATGCCTGGCAGATCTACTGCCAGGCATGGTGGTGTTACAGTGGTTGTCTGGCGCCAAGCTCAAGCATGACAGCCCGGTTGCTGATGGTGTAGCTGTTGACCCATGTGGAGTCGTTTATCCAAGATCCGTTGTTGACAGCGGGTGCCTGACTGAACACATAGTCTCTGGTAAAAGGATCGGTGACAGTCACTGTCCAGCGACCACCCTCTTGTCTCTTCCAGTATTCGGTCAGACGCCCATACCCCACGAACATCGGATACAGAGGCTCCGTGTAACTGGTGAAAAGACCAGGTGTGTTCATGTTTTTCATGGCGATTTTATCGATACCGAACTCACTGGCATCCATCACCACCACAAAGCTCTGACTGAGTGTGAGGTAGCTTTTGATCACTTCGTCAGAAAAGAGTTCGTCTTGGTTGATGGCACCAATGTACTCCGGGTTTTCTGTCAACCCAAGAGGCGACAAGTTGATGTACCGCTTGCTCTCCAGGATCTTCTCTACGTAGTTGATGTTGCGCAGATTCAGACGAAACGTGTTGTCGCCAATCATCGACAGCTTGTCGTTTTCCAAGAAAATCATGTATCCGCCCAGCACCAAGAACAGCGCCTTGCCAGCAACCACAGGAATGCTATCAGGAGCCTCTACGGTGAACTGTAGACCGTCGATAAGGGGTTGGCCTACGTTCATGGGAAGAATGGCTTCAGGATCGATTTTGATCTTGAACACCTCGCCGATGTTCTTGAAGCTGACAGCACCAACGTTGTTGACCCTGGCGATGGAGACCGAGGTACATGCGTCTTTTACGAAGCAGTGATCTGGATTGATGGCGTCTTGGAAGGTGTCGTGTATATAACCGTTCACGGTAACCAGGCAATGGGTGTGCAAAAACCCCATGTCGGTATTGATGAACAACCTGCTGATTTGTAGATTGGGTTTGACACCAGAATAATTGTTTGGTAAGCCTGTGCCCACCAACGTGGGTGTCAACTTGAATCTCTGTTGGTTCAAGTTGACGTACTTGGCATACTGATAACCGTCGGAGGGCAGTGCTTCTACGGTGTTCAGTGTAATGTTCTCCATCATCTCCAACCACTCGCCCACGCTGCCACTGTAACTCATGTGCGACGACCGGTAGGTGTCCATGGCGACATAGATGACTTGGTTGGTAAACGAATTTTCTACAGAAATAAACACTTTCGAGTAGTTGAAAAAAACATCTCGAAGCAGCGCATTTTCGATGTCGGGTGTCGCCCACTGGGCACCCGTGACGTTGGTAAGGCATTTGCTGCCTGTGTAAGTGTACATGTTGCTTCCTTTTTAAACAAACCGAACAAACCGAACCTCAAGAGGATTTTATGCCAGCTCCTTATGCTCTCGATACCACCGGGGCACTCTTAGCCAACCGAGTGGTCAACGAATCGTACTCTGTGGCCACGATCAACAACCGCCCTTACCGGGTGATTGTGCCCGCCTACGCACCGTTCTTTACCAACAACTTGGTTCTGGAGTACATCCCAGACGGGGGGTCTGCTGTACCCATGGTGGAGAACGTGGACTACGACTTGGTGTCATTGGCTATCGCAATAACCCGTTCGTTGGCCATCACAGCTTACGGATGTATTGTGTTGACCAACACATCCTACGAAGAAACCGGCATCATTCGCCTGTCTCAGTACCAAACCATCGGTGGTATCTGGACAGGCGATCAAACTCTGGTGCTCAACACCCTGGCCACGCTGGCCTACAATCCACGCATGGTGTCGTGGGACCAGATCTCCAACATTCAACAGATTTTTCCACCGGATCTGCACTCGCAACCTGTGGATGATTTCACAGGGATGGCGGAACTCTTGGCTGTTTTGGAAGACATGACAGCAGCCATTGCTGATCAAACCAATATGCTGAGTCATGTGACGTCAGAGACCCCCCACATCATGTCTACAGCCAGTGACCCAGAAGTCACGGCGGCCATCTCGGCTTACCAGGCCAACCAAGCTGTAACCAACACCAAAACTGTTTCTCTGAAGCAGCTGTTTCACATTCTTCAAACCTTGGGGTAACCAATGCCAGATCCTATCTCCATCTATCCAGAGGACTTGAGTGGTGTAGCACCCACCAACCTCATCCAAAACGAACCCCATGCCTTAGGTGCCACAACCGTCCGTGTGGTGGTGCCAGACTATGGACCATTCTTCACAGAGTCGGTGGTTCTGAAAGATGCTGCCGATCCAGGTGTTGCTTTGGTCAAAGGTGTCGACTACAAGTGCGTTGAGATTTCCGAAGAACTCAACGTCATGACGGGCAAAGAAGTTGCTGCCGTTATCTTGGTGTATAAACAAGGCATGTCAACCAATGCACTCCTGACGTACCAAACGCCAGGTGGGCGATTCACCCGTGTATCGACCCAGACCCTCAACGATCTGTATGCGGCGGTGGTGTCTGATGAACGCCCGGTCGAATGGGAGAACGTCTTAAATCCACTGCTGACGTACCCGCCGTCGATGCATCCCCATTTGCTTGCGGATCTCTACAGGTTCCAAAGCCTGATCGTGGGCCTTGAACGGCTGCAGCAAGCCGTGACACTGTCGAACGTGCCTGCGTTCGAGCGTGCCATGCTCTACGTGAAAGAACAGCGTGACTTGGTGAATGCCGCTGGTGCTGTTCCCGCTATCGAGCAACACAATCTCAGCAATGGTTCGCACGCCGACATTCGTGAGTCCATAGGGCAAAAGGCATACAGTAGCGGCAACATGTTGCCCGATGTTTGCTCGGGCCTGTGGGCAGTTTTCTGGTATGATGAGCAAAGCGGCATGCCGGGCAACTTACCCGTCTACACAGACGATATCACAGCCAACCGGTTGGGTGGATTAACATTCTCAAACGACTTCGGGTCGCTGGCGCGTCAGAGCATTGGATTTGCTTTTGGCTATGCGGTGGAGCTGGCTTTGCGTGGTCCGTTTTCTGCAAGAGAGACTGGCGTCATGGTAGCCAGATCCTTCCGTAACGTCAATGCACAAACGACTTTCTCTATTTCTCCTTGCCTCGATCCTACTTTCTACCCAGGTTTCATTCCTGTGGTTCCTGGATTCAGGTATGAACTACAAGGCCGCCTTGCAGCCACTCAAGCGAAAACCAGGCTTGGGGTACTTTGGCGAGATAGCGGCAACCAGCCACTACCGTCCAACCAGACCTCTTACTCGGACTGGGTCGAGAACGCTGGTGTGACAGCGGCCATACACAGTCTTTCTGACATGACGTGGAGAGGTATTTTTGTTACCGCTCCCGCAGGTGCCCATTTTGCTGAGGTGTTTCTGGAGACGACGACGCTCTCAACACCTACTGAATCCTGGAGGCCACACAACTGGCCAGATGACCCTAACCCGGCAGCTATCTCGCCTTGTGGTTTCTTGAAAGACGGCTACTTCGGCATAGCGACGGCTACGCAGACGATTTTCTCCAAGTTCTCGCCTGGTCCAGGGATGCCTTTGATAACGGCAAAACAAGCCCGTCACCAGATACTTGATGAATCTTTGCATGGGCGCGTGCTCATGGACAACGGCGTCAACGGATCCAAGCTGATCGACAACAGCGTATCCGGGGCAAAACTAGCGGAGGACAGTGTTGCGTCTGGTAAGTTACAAGCCATCCCTATGTCCAAAGTGACTGGGCTGAGTGAGGCTATCGCTGGTACTGGCAAAAAATCACTTACTTACAACAACTTCACAACTTTACGACTTCCGATTGGTGACTTCAGTACACCAGGAGCAAACGCATTCTGGAATCTATCCTCTGCCGACGGAGCTAATGGAACTGCGTCAGGTGTCACATCAGAAGAGCTCTTGGGAATTCTTACGGATGGAGCTGGTCGCGGGGATAGTAATTTCTCTGTGATTGTAAACATCGACTACTACTTGCATATCGAATTCTGGAAATACATCTCGGTCAATGCGTTTTCCACCATGATGTTTTTTGCACAGGTTGATGTCGATACCCCAACGACTGTTAACGAGCCCATACTTGTTGACATAAGAGAAACAAACCATTATCTTGATAATTCAGACCTGTTGGTGCATTCGGGCACTATGTCGTTTGCGTTTAAAATCACGGACGAAATAACTGGATTAAGATTAAGATACGGTGGGTATTCCAATAGTATCAATCTCGTTCACCCCTCCTATGGCAGGGTCAACATTAACATAATTTCTGTACGGGAATAATACCTATGAAAACCATAAGCAATTTTTTAAGAACTACTGGAGAATTTTTCAGTAGAGTTTCGGCCAATTCTCCTACAGAAACGGTTGAAGAAATGGTCGAAGACAGTGAATTCTTTGTAGTGCAAGGGTTTTATGACCTAGACAACTACTACAAAGATGGAGAAGTCAAACACAGAGGTCAAAAACCGTCGAACCATCATGTGTTCGATATCCCGTCGGAACAATGGGTTGTTCCGGAGGGTGTCCTTTTGTCGCTGGTTCGGCAGAAACGCAACCAGCTCCTGGCGGCTACCGATTACCTCTACCGAAGTGATATGCAAGCCAAGATGACCGAGGTGCAACGCACACAGCTCGATGCTTACTGCCAAGCCCTTCGTGACATCACCAGCCAAGACCCAGCCAACGTGCTCTGGCCAGTCAAGCCATCTTTGCCATAACGCCACTACCCACCTACCCGCTCACAAGGCGGGTAGGTGGTGTGGTTACTTGGTGATGATTTCCCATACATGGAACACATCCTTCATGTATTCCTTGAGGGTGGTGCCACTTATCATCATGGCCAAGAAAGAAAACGACAAAGCCAACACCAAGGTAGCGCGAGCCAACCATGATTTGAGCCGTATCAACTCTATCTTGTTGAATTCCTCAATGTCCTGAAGTTCTTTCTCGATCTTGTTTACTGGGGGCGGGCACACGTTTTTGACGAGGTTTCCTTTGGTGAACAAGAACTGAGACCTGACGAAGTGATGGATAACGATGTATCTTTCATCATCGGTCAGTGTGTTGAAGATGTCAATGAAATTGTTTTCGATATCTCCGTCGAACTGATCGTCAGCAATAGCACGTATGCGCAAGACCAAGTCACTCACAGTTTTCTTGATTTCGCTCATGGATCTTGATCTTTCGTGCCTTCGTACCGGGCTTTTTGGTCTTTCAACCGAAGTCGTATGCCCGTTACTTTTTCATCGCATTCTCGCAGATCTTTGGTGAGGTCCAAGGAGTAATCCACCAAGTAGCTCTCCTTGGTTGGTAGATCAGCAGCCATGTACGCCACCTTGTCAGGAGGTGGGGATTCCGAACACGGTAGCAATAAAGTTTCTGGAATATCGGCCACCACAGTGTCGGTCTTCACCACGATACGTTCGCGCTCAGGTAGGGTAATACAACCAGCCAGCATCACCGAGACAGCCACTGCCATAATCAGTTGTTTCATGTCATTGTCCTTCGCAAACATTGGCTGCACAGTAGTTGCTCCAAAGAGCTTCGATACGTACCGTGCTTTTCATTTCAACAGAGAGGCGATCGACATCTTCGGTGGGTACACCAGGGTTGTCCTGCCTGTAGCGGTCGATGTACACATCCACATCTTTCTCTTCTTTGAGTTTTTTCTTCTTGATCAGCGCCAGATCTTGGTTGAGCTGAGCGATCTTTTGCTGGTACTCGGCGACCAGCGCGTTGCTGGCCTGTACGTCCTCTTTGTACTTCCTGATTTCTTTTTCGTTATCAGCCAAGACAACACCCAGAGCCTCATGGTTGTCTTTGAGGTTGCTGTAGCTGGTTTCCAACTCTACTTTCTCATCGTAGATGTTTTTCAGATAGGCACCTGTTCCAATGAACAAAGAGAGTGCCAGCAGATAGATAACGGAGTTTAATTTCATGCGATTTCTCCTAAAGTGATTGTAGGTATTTCCTGGATTCTTCAATGTGTGTGTAGCCAATAGCGATAGCGTCTATGGCGTCTTTACCCAGTTTGTCCAGCTGTTCTTCGTTGACGAACTTAACCAGCTCTGGCTTGAGCAATACGGCAGCCTTCACCGTTTCTTTGTCTGAACTCAAGGAAGCACCAATGGTTTTCTTGACTTCGAAGGGAGATATCTGCCGAATATCTATCTCATGGTTGTAGTCCAAAGCTTCATTCTGAACCACAGCCAAGACTTTGACCAGTGCCCCAAAGGCATTGGGTTTGCCTGGATTGAAGAAAGGCTGCTCGCACACCAGAGCAGATGGCTGGTGCTGTGGTAGAAACCTCTTAAAGTGCTCTTTGACCATACGCAGCCTCCACAGAGGCATAGGTATGTTGCCTGTATCGATCTCGGTGATGTCGTCCATCTTGTCGATGACCCAGTCGAACGCCTGTACTGACATGACCGCCCTGTCCCGAAACCGAACCTCGTAGACACAGACACCCATGTAGTACGTACCTGGATCGATGGAGATCAGTTTGTAAGTCTGATCTCCATCACCGAGAACAATAGGCATTACGACAGATCGACGATTTCGAGCATGCCGTCCACCACGGACACCTTGAGGTCCATGCTGAAGCCACCCGACAAAATGGTGGGTGTCAGTACGGACGGGTATGAGCTCATCACACGAGCCTGGATGGCTTCGGTATAGGTCACACCGGACAGGTTGGTGATCACGCGGTCCACGCCAGAGACCAAAGCCACATCGGTAATCGAGTCGTAGCCGGTGTCATCGAACATGACCGCACAAGCATTGCTGAATTCCGTGTACTCTTCTGCCGTCAACTCGAACGGCACCATGCATGACGCAGCGATGTATTTCGCGCCGACTTGCATGGCCTGGGTGTTGGTGAGCTGCACTGCCGTGGGCACCAAGTCGTTTTGCACATGGTTGAACGGAGTCACATCCACCGAGGTCACGCCGCCCGAGGAGACGATTTCGCGCTGCTCCAGCATGGGTGTGGTCACCAGGCTAAGGTCCACCTTCTTGAGGTAGTACGCCACCTTGCTGGCACCACCTTTGGTGAAAGGCACACGCATGCGGTACTTGGCGCGTTCAATGGGCGAGAGATCGTTGGCGATGTCCCGCACCACATAGGGCAGTTGGTTGTACAGTCCCGAATGAGACGTCAGGTGTTGGCTGCTGGTGAGCTTCATCGCACCTTGTGCATTCACAGAGGAGAACGCGCCACCGTTGCCGATGGCCACGTATTGGGTGGTGATGGATTCACCAGGCAGCAAAGCTGTGGCTGCTTCGATATCGAAGCGCTGGTTCAGCGTAGAGTACGGCATAGCCACTGTGATGGGTTTGCCGAAATACTGGTGCAAGAGTACCAGATTACCTTGAGCGTGTCGTGTTGCCATGTTTTCTCACTTTAGGAAGGAAATTTCAATGATCGTTTATCTTCTTCGGACAGAGCTTCGAACAACTCGTATCCGATAACCCCAAACTCTTCCATAACAGTTTCATCCATACCTGGATACTGTACTTCCACCGTGGTTGGTGTCAGCAACTGTTCTGGAGCCATGGAATTTACATGCATGTCTATATTCATACCGTCGAAATACCCAACATCTCCGTTGTTGATATCCATCTGAAACAAAACACGGTCGTTTACACGAATGTCGCTGTACTCGGGTGAAGCCATCTCCATAGGGAACACCTCCACCGCACCATGGAGAACAAGCTCAAGATCGTCGATGCCTACAAAAGCATCCTGGACCACATTGGTGACATAGACTATCTTGTTTTCGATGCTGGGCACACCCACATTTATCGCAACGATATCTTGTTCGTTGGTGTCCATGATGAACTTGGTGGTATAGCTGCTGAGGATGCCAAAAACCTTGATCATGGCTTTCTGGACATTGGACAGCTTGGTGTATTCGTCCTCGTAGTAACCCGTAGAAGATTTCATCAGGCTGTCCATCAAGTCACCATACTGCTCGTTGGTCATCTCCAGATCTTCACGAATTCCATTGTCTGACAAGAAGGCGCTGACCAGCGTATCGGAACCCATCGAGTACCTGTAGTTGTCCCTTTTGTAGAAGCGACTCAGAACAGTCCTGAGTTGCGACTGGATGTCTGGCGATGCGTCCGAGTGGATCTTTCTTTGTGCATACACATCAAAGTTGAAGATCTCATCTGCCAGTGTACTGAACTGTGCTGGTGATGTCACCACGTCCACATACACAAACCTGTCGATCAGATCCTGTGCAAAAGCACGGTTGGTGGTTGTATCCATCACGCCATAAAGACATTCCTCCAGCGTAGGACATGTTGTAGCGTAGTGGTCAAAGTTTTCTATCCTGAGCAAACTCTCGTACTCGACCCCATTCCTTTTGTTGTGTAGCAAAAGCATGTAGGTGAAAGCCACCTTGGGATCTATTTCATACAGTACACCGTCGCGTGGATCGGTGTATGATACAATGACATCAGGCTCGTAGTAAGGACCTTCGCCTGTTTCGGACTGAAACGACCAAGCCACCCACTGTCTAAGGTAGGTCTCGTCCCTGTTTCTCTCAAACAGATTGGTCAGATCATAGACCACAGACATATGCAGCTTGGTCTGTGTCACCGACGACAACGTGAAAGCAAAGTCTTCTTTGACACGTCTGGCTTCTTCTTCGTAGAAGAGTTTGTTGGGTTCCGAATCAGCCGATTCAATACGCGCCAGATCGTCCATCGTAAGGTATTCCGTGGCCATGTTGGCTACGCTGTTGATGGGTGTGCTTCTAACACGCAAGTCAGTCACACCGTTATCGTCGATGTCACCCGCATGACGCACGCTCATCCGGCTTAGAGGAATGTTGCGGCTGGTCAAAAGCTCGTCTTTGAGCAAGTGAAATATCTCAGACTTCCCTACGTTTCTGCTGAGGTACTCGATGTTTCTGTAGAGAAACAAAGCTTGTTTTCTGGTCATGTAAGGCAGATACCTGTCAAGCTGGTAGAAGCCAGCCAAGTACATTTTCAGGTGAAAAGAATGCACCTTCATGGTCTTGCAATTCTCTTGCCGGATAGCCAGCAACTTGGTCAGCAAGAACTGCGTGATGATGGCGTAGAAGCCAGGCAAGTACAGACGGTTGCTGGGGGTATAGAACTTGTTGTAGTTTCTGGTGCAGAAACGGTACAGAGCTTCTTGTAATGTGGACATGAGTTCGTCCTCATGGGGTTCTACCAACTCGGTATCGTGGGCCACTATCGTGAAATCAGGTGCCTGATACAAAGAGTCTGTGGTTGGATATTTTGATGAGTATGCCGGATACAAGTTACCCATGATCAGACTTTGCTCATGGGTATGGGTGTCGAGCAGATCTCTGAGCAAAACAGTGCCTGCCCGGTACGCGTCTCTTGTCTTAGGATGACCTGCTAGCATCTCTCTCGTAAAGAAAATGTCTTGCCGCTTGTCCAGTGACTTCACCTCGATGGTGGAGCCAGTGCCCACGCCCAGCATTTCCTTGTAATACCGCCATGTGGAGGGAAGTTCCTTGTCCACACTGATGCCATTCTCCAGATCCAGATCTGCTGCAAGTTTGGCTGCGTCATGACACTTGATGCGAATAGAAGAAATCAACCGCATGCAATCAGTCAGATAGTCTTTGATGACCGTATTGGGGTGTTCGTAAACCAACGAAATCGACATACATTGCCTCTTTGAAAATAGAATGAAATTAAGCCAGGTGCCTAAGGCACCTTCAATACCCACCAGCCATCCAACGATAGGAGCTACCCAATGACGCCACAAAATGGTAATTCATCGCCTTTGACCGCCTCAAACCTTGTTGTGAGGTCGCCTGAGCTTGCTTCCGCTATGAGCAAGCTCGTTGTCACCAAAGACCCCATCGAGCTGGATATGCAGCAAAGGGGCACTGGTTTTTATCTCGATCGCGGAGAGATCATCAAGATCTCCGATTGGGTAAAGAACCGCCTCAAGGACAACGAAAACATACTGAGTCTGTTTCCTGAAATCGAGCTGGCCAAACAGATCATCGTGGCATCTGTCCAGTCGCCAAAGGATATGTTGACCAAGGAGCTGCACTTTAAGCCCGTGGAAAGCATGTTTCCGCCTGCGGTGCAAACCAAACTGACTCAAGCCATTGAGTCGTATTTCACGAAAAAATACGATCTGAAAGCTGAGTTGCCTGACATCATCCGAAATGTTACGTTTGATCAGGGCTCTCACATCAACCTTATCTTGCCAGAAAACCTGCTGGATGAAATCATCAACGGCGGATCAACGCTGTCGCTGGAATCGGCATCGCCTTTGTTCTCACCCAGGAAGTCGCTCAGCGATCCTGTCAAGATTGCGCCCTTGGGTTTCTTTGGTGACGCACCCAAGGAGGGTAAGACACCCAGGCTGGCGCTGGAATCTTTGCTTCAGGCACCAGCGGCTCCTTCGTACGATCCATTGATGTACGACGTGGTGGAAGGCAAACGTGTACCTGTCTTTGAGGGCTTGGTGGAGCTCAACGACAACTACAACATTCTGAAGATTCCAGCCATCACGTCTGCCATGACGTCCAGGCTGGTGACAGAAAGCATCCAAGACGGTGCTCGTGGGGCCAGGAATACGGTGATTCCTCACAAAGAGTTCAAGAACTTGGTGTTCAAAGGCAACAATCAGAAGGTTCAGACCACCATCACGATTGGTGATCCGAGCAACGCCAAAAGAAAATCAGCCACCAGTCCCCTGGTGATGAAGATCCACCCACGGGGCTGTATCCCTGTGTGTATTCCAGGCAGAGAAAATGAAGCCGAGGGCTACATTCTGATGGTGGATGCCGATGGCAGCTTTGTCTCAGAAACCTCTCTACTCACATCCGCCGATACCATCACCACACTGCTAGCAGATCAGAAGAACTCTGAGAATCTGGCCGGTGGGCTGCTTAACCGAGCAGCTGGCCAAATCGTTGGCGACAACAAGAAGCTCACACTGGCTCATGTCACGAAGTTCACATCCACGCTGGTGGAGAAGAACATTGTGGAGAAGCTGCGCCATGGTCGCTACAAGCGCGATCTGGATGTCAAGCTGTCCGAAGATGCTTCCCGGGTGATGCTGTTCCGTATCCTCTCGGGCAAATTCACACGCTTGGTGTACGTGCCCAAAGAGCTGATCACCTACTATGCCATCAAATACGATGTCAATGGTATCGGTCTGAGCTACCTGGACGAAGTCAAGATGCTGACTTCTATTCGTGGCATCATCTTGTTTGCCAGGATCATGGCCAGGGTGCGTAACAGTATCAATGCCCGCAATGTGAAGCTCAAACTCGATCCACGTGATCCAGATCCAGAAGGTCATATTGCAGAATCGGTCAGTCAGATCATGGACATGATGACCAACGTCATGCCCTTTGGTACGAACTCTATGCCAGAGCTGGCACGGTGGGTGCAGTCTGCAGGTATTCAGCTCAGCTTTGAGAACCATCCAGCTATCCCAGATGTGTCTTATGAGTTCACCAGCGACGCTGGCGTCAAGAGCGTGTCCCCAGAAGACGACCTCGACGAGATGCTTCGTGTACAAACATTCTTGGCTTTTGGTCTGACGCCAGAGCAAATCGACGACAGCCGTGGATCTAACTTTGCGGTGACGGTCTCCAACAACAGCATCATGTTCGCTAAACGCGTGCAGGTCATTCAAGACGCATTGTGTCCTTTGATGACCGATTTCCATCGCAAGATGATGCGGTACGACCCCGGTATGAAAGACGAGGTCCTTGAGATCTTCCGAACCAACAAAGCCGATATCGTGCATCGGCTGGATGACGAAGCCAAGGTGCTCATTGAGCAAAACGAAGCCATGTTCTGGGAGAACATGTACGAGGCTTTTCTGCTTAACCAAGAAGTCAAGCTACCTACGCCGTCAGAGACAACCATCAAGTCTCAGTCCGAGTCCTTTAACGAATACTCGGGCTTCATTGACAAAGCCATTGATACGGTCATCTCCAGTGAGTTCTTGCCTGCTGACATGCTTGGTGACTGGGCAAACAAAATCGATATGCTCAAGTCGGCTTACAAGAACTATTTGCTGCGTGAGTTTTTGGTGGGTAACAACAGTCTGCCTGAACTGTTCAAGATCATCTCCACCAACGAAGAGAGCCAACCTACACTGAACCTGGCAGAAGAATACAAATCTCACTTTGAGATGCTGGCTGCCAGTGTCATCGACTTCCATAAAAACTACGTGCCACTGAGGCTGGCGACAGCCTTGGATATGGAGAAAGTCAACAAAATGACGAATCCAGCTCCCGATGCATCGGCTTCTCCTGAGGGTGGTGAGGAAGGTGAGTTCTCGTCTGTGGGTCCTGCTACACAAGAAGCCACAGGCATCGAGACAGCCGATGGCAGCAATGCCGACGGTCTACCTGCTCTCTAAGCAAAAAAAAACACTCCACCCCAACAGCCTGTTGTAGCTGTTGGGGTGGAGTGTATGCTGGATTTAGATCACCCGGCGAATGAAGCGATTGGCTTCGCCCTCGGGCGTCAGGATCGTGTCGAACTCGTAGATAACACCGTCGGAAGTAGCGATGTAGTCGAACACTGTATCGCCCATGGTTTTTTCTTCACGAGGCGATTTGGCTGCATTGACAGCGCGCACCAGTTTGAACAAGACGGGTGTCGTAGATGCATCGATCTGACGCTTGGGTCCCAGCAAAGGCAGGTTGTAACCCAGCTCCGAGGCCGTCAGATCGATGGTGGTGATAGAGACCGGATACGAGATAGCCACCTCCACCCGGTCCGATTCATCAGCATCGCCCTGAACCCTGACCAAAGGTTTGGTGTCACTGCCGATGAACGAGATGGCGGTGACGATACGTGAGTCCAGATCCATCTCGTAGTTCTTGTAGAACGCAGAGTTTTTGGTACTGATGTACTTCATGGCGTCATCGAGATCGCCAATGAAGCTGTCCAGGTTAACCTGGACAGGCGAGTATGCCTTGGTCACCGACCGCAGGATGTCGGCAGCGACGTTGTTGATCACCGTCACAGCGCTCAAGATGGTATGCAGTTTGGTGCCACTGGCCGTGTCGCGATTGCTGCAGACACGTTCCATGGTCTGTTGCAAGCTGGTTTCCAGTGCTTTGGCCGATGTTGCCGTTGACTTCACAGTCACGAGCCAGTTCTTCATGCTCGGGGTGACGTAAAACGGCCGGCTGACGTTCACCTTGTGGGTCGATGCACGGCCCAGCTTGTAGTTGTAGTGCGCAGCGAAAGCGGTGCTCACCGCAGATGGCAGGCCGATGCAGTGTGCTGTGTGGTCGACACACAAGTTTTTCTTGTTGCTGGCCAGATCCATCACACTGATTTCCAGGTCAGTCAGACACTCAGCCACATCCATGGTCTGCCCGAAGACTTTCAGAGCAGGACGATCGAGTTCATTGGTACCGTTGTTCATGGTGACTTTTTGTGTAGGTTTGGTCGAATTGGGAGCGGATGCTTGTTGGGTTGCTTGAGCGGCCGGTTGACCGAAGATAGGCAGGCTGCTGCCGGTGCTGACCTGGTCGATGGTGGTCACGGTGTTTGCGATACCACCACGGTGATCTTTCAGATCGTCCTGAGCAAGACCAGGCAGCATACTTGTGATCTGACTCAGCGGCGTCTCCGTCACAACAGAACCACCAAACCCAAAGCCACTGGGTTTGTTTTCGGCCCCCATGCTGTTGGCGATGATAGCGTAGGGGCTGTTGGACACCCCTACTGCGCCTCCAATACCACCCCCTCCACCGATATTCATCAGCGACGATCCACCGAACCCACCACTGTTGCCACCCACACCGAACATGGTATTGGCTTCATTGATGATAGCACGCGCAACGTCGAAATTGTTGCGCGACGACTGCAGGACTTCTTGTGACGATATGTTGCTCACCGAAGGTTCCGACATGACGATGAACGACAGAAACAGCGCATTGGCAGTTTGCGCCGCATCGTTGATGATCTGCTCTTCGCTCATCTGCTGATTCTTCTGCTTCAGCAAAATGACAGTGCGTGTGACCATGACGCAGGCCATGCGCACGCTCAGCTCCATGTAAGCGTTATTCCAGCCGTTGGCCGAGAGCTCTCGGTGGATGATCTCGCGTGCGCCGTTGTTGCGAGCTCGGTTCGTGACGTCGGTAGCCACCGCGTTCATGATCCTCTGCAGAAATGGTTTCAGGTCCGCAGGGCAGTTGCTCAATGTACTCATTTCAGTCCTCGTGTTTAAGCTTGTGTGCAAGCTCTTTAAATAGTTTCTTGAATTTTGGATCAGGGACAAGAGTACCTGTCATCATGTCCACCTTTGCAAAAGGGTTTAGGTGCTTGGACGGTGTTGGGTCTTCTTTCGACAAAAACAACATGCTTCCACAATCAGCAAACGACGGATCGAAATGCTGCGCTACACCCACGGTGGCTCTGGGTTTCTTCCCACCGTCCGATTTCTTGCGAGGGACATTTTCCTGGTGCGTGATCTTACACCCCAGCTTTAGGTACAGATGGTCGCCAGAGTAAGAGATGGGCTCCGTGACGTTTTTGCCAGATGCCAGACCAAACACTTTGCCTGTGGTCATGGTTCTGGAGAATATCTCTGACGCCATCATAGGTGTCAGGTTGCTTTTGCCTTGGTGCTTGCTGATCTTGAACAGCGAAGTGACCATGGAGCTGGTGATGTCAAACAACAGGTTGTAGACGACCTCCAGTGCCTTGCCATGCATGCTCAGGATGGTGTTGCCTTCATCCATCACGTAAGTGTTGAACTTGTCACCCACGTGAAACAGCAGGTCATAGAAGTTCTCGACAGACACGCCGATTTCTTTGAGTTGCTTTCTAACACGTGTATCCATCGTTTCTTCGATGTTCAGCATGTGTTCATCAGCGACCTCGGACAATTTGTCCAGGCCATACAAGCCGCTCTTGATGATCTCGCCAAGCAAATGGCGGTACCGTGGAATATCGTCCATGTACTTGATCGTTGGCTTAAAGCGGCTAGGAAAATGGTCAATCACATAAAACAGACCCGTAGCCAACCCTTTGGTTGTGTTGTTCCAGTTCTTCCTGGGGATCGCTATGCAGATATCGCTGGGTGTGTAAGGATTGTCTTTGCAAGTGATGGGTTTGCCCTTGGTGGAGGACACGATCACAAACTCTTCGTGTGGGTAGTTGACATTGTTGATGTCATCGCTGCTGCCCACATACACCTCGGTCTTTCCATACCGCTTGAAGACACCTGTCATGCCATATTTGGCCAGTAGGTAATGGTTGATGATGGTGGCTGCTTTGGTGGTGGCAGCGACCTCGACCATGTCTTTGGGTTTGCGATACAGACGCACGTAGGCCACATGGGTGTTGGTCAGTATACCATCCACCATACAGGTGTGGTAGATCCGCTTGACAGTGATCTTGTCGCGCAGCAGTCTGATGAACACAGACTCGAAACCAGGCGAGATCACTTTGTCGGACAAAACAGGAGTCACGTGGTACAAAGCACCACTGAGCACCAGTGAGTTGCCTTCTAACACATAGGGCATGTACATGTAGATGGGTTTGAGCTCCTCGCCGTCGAACTCGATGATCACTTTGACCATGTAGATCGTCGATTTGGCTAAGTCGTAGGTCCGTTTGTTGTCTCGCAATTTAGATGCGATAGCAAACTCTTCTGCAGGAGTACAGGACTCAATGTCCTTGAATTTCAAACAAGGTGGGAAGCTTTTGGAGATAGACTGAAAACTCTCCCTCACGTATGGCAATGCCTCCTCCATAAATTTGGAAGCAATGCCCCGTGTGATGTCTTTGTTGATCTGAGGTGTGTTGTGGTCCACACATTTTCTGAACAGTCTGCTCATGGTCCTTTCTTTCTCGTTGTGTCAAACATTAGATTCACCATGACGATCCTCCAATACCGGACAAGGGCGAGAAGCTTACATCTCCCAGACCAGAGCTAGATTTATCACCCAGGAGTCTCATAGCTATCACAGCAGCAGCTGCGCCACTGACCATAGCAGGGATTGCGTTTATGATTTTTGTGCCCATATCGATGTCGCGCACAGACTTTTTGTGGTGAATATCGATCCCATCCACAATAGCCTCGATCGCTGCCTTGTGGCGGGCAGCTTCGATGGAGGCAGTGTCTTTCACGGAATCGGTTCGGATAGAAGCCATCGAAGCTTCTTGTTTTAACCTGTTCATGGCTTCTTGGTGCTCTCGGTCGCTGGCAGCCTGGGTCGTGATCGCATCCCGTTTAATGCGCGCAATAAGTGCTTCATGCTCAGCCTTCTCTCGTTCGCGATCGGCCTGAATCGCATTTAGGGCACGGTTGTGTTCTTCTTTGGCCTGCAGAGCAGCCCTGTGCAACTCGGCCTCAAGAATCGAATTGCTCTGCTTGACTTTCTCAGCCATGTTACCATACCCGTGGGCTTGTTCGGCTGTCGGGAATACCTTCAGATCGAGCATGTTGTCTAACGCAACAACATCGTTGCTGAAACCAGGCTCGCCTTTGTCGTTGAGACCCGACATGGAAAGGTGCAAGCCATTGTCTTTGCTGGGGTCTTTGCGTGGTGTGATCTTAACCACCTGGCCCAGTATGTTTGTAAATCGCTCACCAATGCTGTTGCTGTTGTCGATGATGTCGATGTCCATGTGTAGACACTCCATGCTCCTGGGAGACTTCAGGAAGCTGGAGATATGTTGCCCGTTGGAGCTGTGGGGGTGAACAGAGAAGCTCTGTTCGAAGTAAGTGTCAATCACCAAGTCCAGGTTCTCGATGTAGCGCCGTGGTGACGTGTTTGTCAAACCACTGATGTCGATGTCGTATGTCAGCTGTATGCTGATGTTGGTAGCTGCCGGTGCATTCCTGAGAACTTCCTTCAGATGTCTGAGCACGTGGCTGGGTTCATTGACACCGTTGTCTGCCACACCTATGGAATTCTCCAGCAGCCTGACCGTGGATTCCATGACGGATCTGGATCTGAATTCATGAATCTTCTTGATCGTGACGATGTCCGTGCTGAAGGCAATCATGTTGAGTCCGCTGGCGATAGGTTCGTGAGGGGTCACGACCCCGGAACGATCGATCAGCATGATGGTGCGCGATGTATTGTTCTCCACCACCGTGGTGCAAACACACAACGAACCTGTCGAAGAATGGGAATGGGACCTTTGTGCGTCCTTTAGTTTTGATCTCTGAACATAAGTTGAGTACTCCATACTTGGGGGTATGATGGTTGTCACGCTGTACCTTTGCTTAACAAAATGAAATCATCTATCACAGCACGGAATAACCCGCGCTGTGATAGATGTCGGTTACTGTCAATTGAAGTATATGTGAGTAACCTGTAGATAGGAAGTCTTACGGACGACGACCCAGGAGCTTGGTGATATCGTAGACAGCTGGTCGGTCGTCTATGACAGACACCTTCAAATAGTTGCCAAACTTTTGCTCCTGAGGAGATGTCTGGATGTTGTTCATGTTGAACATCTTGAAGATACTGGAAGGCAAGCCGTTGTCTTGTGGAGCACTTTTGTCTTCAAAGCCAAAGAACTCGTTGATGGAGGCGATGTTCCAGTCCACAAACCGGTCCAGCTGGTACTTGTAGAGGCAGCCTGCAATCTGATCTTCGCCCACCGACTTGTAGTTGAAAGCATTCCAGGCCAATTCCGTCGATCGAACTTCTTCGATCACAGACCGGATCTCTTCCTTGTTGCTCTCAAAGAACTCGCGTCCACGTGGGGTAGCCATCTCGATTTGCAAAATGGCCTTGTCTGCGCGCTGATGAATCTGGAACTCATCGGCCTGGATTTTCTGCACCATCGTACCGATAGGCACAAACCTGCCTACACTGGCATAGGCAAACGTAATGGCGAAGCTGGGGTTGAATTGTCCACGCTCCATTACCAAAAGGGCTACCGTGAACATGAAGATCGCGCGGTAGGCACGTGGGTCTGTGCGATCGATCATTCCCAGGGACAACATGTGTCCCACGGTGTAAGCTTCTTCCATGATCCTGGAGACCACGTTCATACGCCCCTGTGCTTCTTTGATCTCCAGCACAGCATTTTTCACTTCACTGGGGTCATCAAAGCTGTAACGTACGGCTTCCGAGTAAGACAACGCATGGGTGTTCTCGTTCTCGGTGATCTTGGTCCACAGAACAGTGAGTTCAGAGCTGGAGATGAAAGGTGCTGCCACACCAATGATGCTCCTGGCAGCCACAGAGTCCATCTCCCATTGCCAGCCTAACGTGTTGATCATCGCCTGGTAGTCACTGCGTTTGGCCGCTTTGAACTGGGCGTTGCAGATATGGAAAGGGAACTCGTTGAAAGGCCAGTCCATGCTGCGAAGCTGCGAGTACAGCCGCATCAGTTGCGGATACTGACAGTTCACCGTATCGACCAAAGCGGGCTTCTCGCCCAAGAAAAGACTGATTTTTCCTTTCTGATCATGGCCACTGAAGATGTGTTTGTTCTCAACCGGGGTAAGGATATCGGTCATGGTTCTTTTCCTTCTTTAGAGAGTACAGCCGCCGCTACCACAGGCGCCAATGTCTTCGTTGGTGAATGATTCGGTATGGACATAGTAGCGTGACTTCCAGCCAAGACGCACCATCTCGGCAGTCTCCAGGAGCATTTTGTTTTGGCTCATCATGATGACATCATCACCAGACTCTTCGCCCTCGGCGTTTACGCCCGTGCGGCGCACATAGGTGTCAAATGAGCCACCGCTGTCACACCACTTCTGATAGAGGCTGTGCATTCGGATGTGGTGAATGTTGTCGACATCAAAAGCGAGTTCGTATTGTGCGTAGTCGTTCTTGGGCTGTGGTGCACACCAAGCCAGTGAGTTGTTCTCGTCGGTCTTCGTCAGCAGCAGCTTCTTGGGCAAGTACACCGAGTTAGGCACACCCAAAGCCTTGGATGAAGACTCACCCGGCATAAGGTTGATCAGCACGCTGTTGCGGATGCCTTTGTTTTCCACCACCTCGGCTATGAGGGTATACCAGTCATATCGAAGTGCCTGTGAATGGATGTCATCGGTGTTACTGTTGTAGGTACTGAGCCACGACCAGCCGTCTGGCCATTTGGTTTTGTGAATCCATGGTGCATTACCCAGTATGCGACCCAGCTTCAAAGAAGCTTTCAGCGCAAAGTACGCATGGCGCTCAGCCATACGGTGAACTTTGTTGAGGCCCTCCACCGTGGTGATCGACAGACCCTTCTTGGCCAAGCTGTAGGCATTGCCCATCATACCCAAACCCGCGTTCAATCGGCTCCTTGCGGTGAACTCGATGTTGGGGAAAGCGTATGTTGATTCGTGAATACACACGTCGATCTGCAGCAAACCCAAGAAAGCAATCTGCTCGTACGTGGCGTCGTCGTCTTCGTCGATGTTGCATTCCACCACAGCGCCCAGAGAGCACATACTCACCTCACCGTCGTTCTCATCGAACTCGTAGAGTTTTTTGGAAGAGGTATAGGGTTTGGCCACCTGGTACACTTCCGTACACAAGTTGCCCAAACGAATGGGTTCTTTGTAGGGTGTGTGGCGGTTGACTTCGTCGATGAAGCTCAAGTACAGCGTAGAGACCTCGATGCTCTCGCTGTTCATCTTTGTGATCAGACTGGCTGCATCGAGATAGTTCTTCTTGAAGGCCGGATCGTTCTCGTACTTCTCGTAGAGTTCACGGAACTTGTTCGGATCAGAGTCGTACAAAGCTTCGTGCAAATCGGGTGCCGTGTAGCAGTTGAAGGTAAAGACCTGCTCACGAAGCAGTGCTTTCTCCATCAAGAAGCGGTTGAGCATACTGGCAAAATGGATCATCCGGTTTTGCTTGTCTGCTGGGGTGGCTGGGTTCTGAGCCACCAAGATCGTCATGACCTCTGGGTCGTACGCGCTGAAGTACTCGGTGCATGCGCCGCCTCGGCCAGCTTGCATGTTGGCTTTCACACCTGTGCCACGGTGTTCGTAATAGGGCATCTTGCCCTGGTGTCTGACACGACCGTTCTGTACAGGGTCACCCACGCTGCGTGCAATGATGGACGAGCCAATGCCACAGGACCTGGCAGTCATGGTGGTGGAGATCAAATCGGCAGTCACCATCGAGTTGATGGAGTCACCGGCCACCACCAAACAACATGAAGCTAGCCCATGGTGAGGTGTGCCCAGGTACAAATAGTTCGGCGTGGGTGCCGATAAACGCTTCATGGAGTACGCATCGTAGAACATCACGATGAGTTCTTGCTTGCTTGGCATCACGTGTTCGCTGGGCATGCCATTCAAACGCACCAAACGGGCTTTGTACAGCTTTTCTGCGCCGATTGATAGGGCGATAGCCATGCGCATGTAAACGAATTGTGGGGTCTCGTATGTTTTTTTGTCGATGCTGTTCTTTACAGCGTATTTTGACACAATCTGTTTGACTTCACAGCTGGTCATCTCGAAATCGCGTGTATGGTCGATGGTAGCTTCCACCAGCTTCCAGTCATCGGCACTCAAGTCCCAGTGTTCCACCAACTTGACAGCGAGCATGCGCTCGTAATTGGCTTGCACCGTAGGCAGCACGCCGTTCGTAAACAGCTCTTTGCGAATGTCGGCGGCCACCAGTCGTCCAGCCATCACGTGCTCGTCGTAGACCTCAGAAGACTCCAGGCTATCGATCAACATTGCATTGAGTTTGGCCGTGTGAATGCATTCCAGGTCGACGTCTTTGAGCACAGAGGACAACTTGGAGCCCCAGTTCAAATTCAAACCCACACTGGCCCACCTGGCCCATCCCTTGAGTTTGTTGATATCGAACGGCTGGGTGTCACCGTCGCGCTTGATGACTTTTTTGAGTTTCCACATAGACAGATTGTCCTTAGGTTGGGTTAAGATTTCTCACACTGACGAAACAAAGCAGTAACGATGTTTTTGATACGCGTATCCGTTTTCTCTGAGCTTTTGAACGGTACATTCGCTGCAACGACACTGTTGTTGGTCATCAGCATGAAGCAGTTGTACACATTTGGTTTGATGCTGACGGCCACCATGTTGACGATATGGTTTCTTTTCAGCCACTTGGAAGTCATTTCTCTTTTGTTAGTCACCCAAGAAGGATCGAGAAACCCTTCTGCTGTGGCCAGTGACCGGGAAGCGCTATAGAACCCTGGGTCAGGATTGTTGAAAAGAAAAATGCCTATTTCGGTTCGTTGCGTAAAGTTGGGGTACCGAAACCCTTTCTTCGGCATAGCCGAAGCGGCACTGGTGGGTTTATCCTGATTCAAAGCAGACGTCATCGGGTCACCTTGTGTGTTATGTGTAAAAAAAAGAAGCACTGGGAAATAGGTGAGTCGGTTTGTGCGACCACCCTATTTCCCAGAGTAACTCAGCGGCCTGGGGCCTTGACATCGATCACAGTTTTAAGCTCCAAATTCAGCCTGTTGTATTGTGCCCTGTGAAAGGCAACCGTCGCAGTAAACCAGTTGGTGTCCCTGGTTCGTGATGTGATCTGCAGCCACAGATTCACATCACCACCATAGATGACCTCCTGAGGAAACCGGCTGGCAGTCAGTTTTTTGTGCCCGGAGAGTTTTTGGGCATTCATGTTGAACCACGACTGCAGCTGAGACACCAACTCGATGGTTTCCGGTGTTAGGTTCTCTCTGTCGGTCGGGACGATTGACGCTGCGGTCAGGGTAGGTGGCCTTCTGTGGGCCGGGTAGCTGTCTGGAAACTGCCACTCCAGCATAGCCATAGCCACCTGGCATTTGCCAATGAACTCGCCCATCAGCATGTCGGGTGTTATGCCGCTCTCTATGCGGACACCGGACCTGAATGCCTCAATCAATTTTGCCATCATTACTCCTTGTTATAGAAAAGACGCAAGCCTGAGCTCACAAAACTAAATCCACTGAGTTTGTACCCAGGGATTCTCTTATCGAAAATCTCTACCCACTTGGCGCAGGTTGTTTTCCCTCCCATAGCCACAACAAGGTTCTCTTGGTCACAGATCATGATACGACCCTCCGGTGACAGGCCGTACGCACCATCATGGTACATGAGCACCCTTTGCACTCTCTTGACATCGATGATCACATCTTGTTCATTGATGTAGATCCTCTTGGTAGCCGCCATTGATGATGTCACAAGCAACATCAGAAGTAAGCCAATTAGGGTTTTCATTTTTTCACCAGTTCCGTTATAAGTGATTACCACGACCTTGTGGCTGACATCCTTGCTACTATTAGCCAGAGTGTCAGTTAAGGTATATGCCATTGATTTGTTTTACGAAGTACGGGCGCCGTTAGATGTCTCAATGTAGGCGACCTTTACTTTGTCAGGATACCACCGTTTGGCACCGAACTCCAGAGGATGAAAGCCAAACGGTGGTCCGCTGTACAGAAGTTGATTTGTGACAAATTGGTACATATCCAGTTTTTGTCTCATATCTGCTCCTTCAAAGAAAACAAAAGGCGACATATGAACCACTGGGTGTGATTTGGCCATAGGTGGATGCGACCATTCACCGTACGCGCTGTATTGTGCTACAGCCTCTTCTAAAGCACGTATGTAATCTTTATTTGTGGCTCTCTGGATCTGTTGTGCAATACGGCGATCGATAGGTCGGTCGAGTAACTGTAAGATCATGGCTGCTCCGATGTGAAGTAGAAACTGTTGGTCCGGCAGTTAATAAGTAAGAAACTCTCAGATAAAACGACACCCTCCCCATACCGTTTGTGGCGGTATGGGGAGGGATATCGCATCACCCGGTAGGTGATCAGCTCATGTTGACCGTGACTTTCTTCATCACTTCGGGCACGTTGGTGACCGTCAGCCAGCCCATGATCGGGCAGTTGCCGATGTACAGGTAGCGGGGTTGCACCATGGTTTCCTTGGTGTAGGTGTTGCCACGGCTGATGTTGGCGGTCACGGCCACTTCGGTGCTGTACAAGCAGTTACCGAATTGCAGTGGGTCCACCGTAGCGGTGCGGTCAGTTGCCATCGAGGAGAAGATCACCGCGATCTGGCCGCGCATGCGGTAGTCCAGCGTGTCGACGATCTCGAACTCGAAATCGGTGGCGATGGTGCGTGGGTCACCGGTCTGCATCAGGAACTGGCTGATGTAGGGGTCGGTGGCCAGCACCACATGAGGACGCGTCACCACGCCGCCGTTGAGGGCTTCGGAAGCAGCACTGTATTCGCTGGTGCGCCACAGTTCGTACACCATGTTGCGGATGCGGTTGAGCAAGCCCATGCGCACGTCTTCCATGCGCTGCGCAGAACGCAGCGAGTCGACGGTCAAGAGCATGTCCACTTCGTCCGAGAGGTACGTCGCACGCACGTAGAAGCGACCGATACCCAGCAGGTCAGGACCCAGGTTGGTTTCGTCGCGGATGTCGTAGTACGACTTGATCATGTCGCGCTGGTCCAGCAGGGCCGTCACAGCTTCGTTGGCGCGCATCGTGCGGGTGGCTTGCACCAGCTGTTGCACGTCGGATGCATCCTGGGTCACGTCCAAGCTGGCTGGGCGGCGAGCGGTGATCGGGCCGCGCAGTGGCACGCGGTAGTATTGGTAGTAACGGGTCATGTCGATGAACTGACCCTGTTGAGCGCGGTTGATGTTGGTCTTGAACGGAATGGCTTCAAAGCCTTCGATGTCCACGTTGGCCAAAGCGTTCACCACGGTTGCCTGGGGGGCAGCCGTCAGAGACAGAACTTGGTTGTTTTTGTCCACGATGGTGGTCACGCCAACGACACGGCCGTCGATGTAGCCGAAACCGGTTTCCAGGTTGATGTCGCCAGTCATGCGGAACTCGAGACGCAGGGTCCACTCGTTGGCAGGGTTGGCAACAGCAGCCAGAGCAACAAGCGGGCCACCGGCGGCGGTCTTGGTGTTCTTGTTGATGACCAGCGACGTGGAATGGGCATTCAACGTCATCTTGCGGTAGTTGTCCTGTGCCGAAGGGGTGAAGTTCGTGTAGGGCAGATTCTTGACAGGCAGCTTGAGAATGTCGGTATCGGCACCAACGGTCACGCTGATCAGGATGTAGTCCACGTTGATGCTGGGGTCCAACGAGTAGCTGGCGTCAGCAGCACCGGCAGCGAGCTGCAGAGGCGTTTGCGACAGGCCGATGAAGTTCAAGTTGGTGCGGGTGCGCAGCATCGAGGTCTGGAAGGACTCTTCGCCGTTGGTGGTGTCGCGCGGCGTCAGGTCGGCGGTGGGCACGAAGAAAGCGGCGCTTTGTGCGCGGTACACCGGAATGGCGCGGTTGGCGTCCTTTTTCAGGATGGTGGGATCGGCCTGTGCGCGGATCAGGTTCTTTTTCGCAAAGTCGGTGAGGGCGACGTCGGTCTTGTGTTCGACGCGATCAAAGACCGTCAGGATGTCGGCAACCACCTCGAAGGCGTTGCGCGTGGGGTCCATGATGATGGTTGGCCAGATGGTCTCGCCGAACTTGTTCTGCGTGGCCGCACCCAGTTGGTAGGTGATGTTGAACAGCACCGCGTCGCGGTTGTTCGTTTCATCGAAGGCTTCGGTGGCCAATGACACACGGCCACGGTAGTCCATGCCGTCGCGGTGGTTCGGAATCACGATCGAATGGTAGTCGAACTGGGTGCCGTTTTCGACACGACCGACGGGGTGCATGCGGTTGTCTTTGTGGGACAAGAACGACTTCAGGTCTTGCGACATGAGGGCAGCCATGCTGGCGGCTTCGACAGCCAGTTCGCTGATCTTGTAGCCTTTGGTGCCGAGCACGCCCGTGATGGAGGCGCCCATGTTTTCTTTGGAAGACATGATGCTGTCGCGAGCAGAAGCATCGGCGGACTCGATGGCGAGCACCGAGCCACGCAAGCTGGTGGGCAACATCGAGGATTTGCCCACCTGGGCGGAGATGTCGGCGGCCAAGCGGGTCATCATGGCGGCTTCGTGCGACATGCCGGTACGGGCACCGTAAATCGACTTGAATTGGGCAAGTTTGCTCATGGGAGTTCCTTCAGTGATGGGAAGCAAAAAAAAAATGGTGGATGTGAACTGATCAGCGCTTCGAAACGATTTAGAGTCTTCGAACTTCTGAGACAAAAAGAAGCGTGTGCAGACCAGCACACCTCCTCATCTCATTCATATGAAAACTATGTAACAGGTGGTGTTGAGTATCAAGATCCGGACCTGATCTCTTTCTCCAGGACCCGAAGATAGGTACCATACATATCAAGCAGCACGACGTCCTTGATGCTGTACAGACGGTGCATGGTATCGACGTATTGCTTGATGAATCGATCGGCTACGTCTTGTAATTTATTCAAAGTAACAGAAAAACCTTTGGGTACCCGTATGATGAGTCCTTTGGATGTCAGGCAGAATTTGCACTCTGTATCCAAACCATTTGGTTGTAAGGCCATGAAGTCGAACCCAGACGTCATATCTCTGGGTGCATTCAGCATAGGCTGGATGTTGGTAGCGAACTCCTGAGCCAACTCTTTGTTGGTTCGGAACACGGCATCACCAAAGAATTCACCAAACAAAGACCCTACGGCGACCTTGCTGCCGCGCACAGTCAACTCGTTGTTCAAGTTGTTCCAGTTAACGAAGTCGTCGCCGGACAGATAGGGTCTGACTTCCTCGTACCGGTTGAAGGACTCTGGGCGTACGTTTTCTTTTTGCAGGTGCGTGAAAATGTAGTCTGGCACACAGATCACAAAGCGGTTGCTCATGTGCACGGCTTTGACACGATCGTAGTTGTCAGGTGTTACTGCCCACGGAACACCTTTCTGAAGTTGAATACTCATGACATGAGTTCCTTTAATGAACAAGGTCGGAAAAAGTGATCACGGTGGCTAATGATTTGACAAACCAGATAGAGTGCCACACTGCTCACCATTTAGGATAAGAGCCCCATCTTATCGATGTTGCTTTGCGGCTCCAGGTATCCTCACCTAAAACAATTTAACACAGTCGTCATTTTATCACAGGAGAAACCCCTCGATGTCCCAACCACAATCCATGATCAAGGCCTTGTTGGCCAAATGCCTTACGTTGATGTACCGGGAAACACAAGTGCCCGACTTGGGCGACAAGTCCAACGACTTGGTCAGGACCACCATGGAGAAGGTGGTGATTCCAGAAGTCTCGATTGGACAGAGTGCCCAGCGAGAGATGATTTACGCACTCAAGAATATGGTGCTTGAGTTATGCAACCGTTCCGATGACGATGAGCTGGATTTGCAGGATATGCTCCAGCGCATACGGATCATCACAGAACATGACGAGATGATGTTTTCAGCCATCCGAAAAAGCTTGGAGGAGACTCTCGCGGATGGTCCGTGTCGCAGGTCTATTACGATTATTCGCAAGTACATCTACCAGTGGTCCAAAGATCAGCTTGTGGGCGAGACCATCCGGAAGTTTCACAACCAGTGGAGCTTTCAAAGAGATACCATCCCCAATACCAGCGAATTCATCACGAAGATGCTGGGTGAGTTAGAACCCTTGGCTGTTGTGACCACCGCCAAGGACCCTGCTGTTATCTCCATGGTGAATTTCTCTCTGAAAGCAGAGACCGCTGAGGTGTTTGGACAGGTGAGTCAGGAGCTCGAAGGCAGCCGCACCTACAAGACCCTGTGGAAGCGCTTTGATCGCATGCTGCAAGGTGGTATGTCGGTGGGTCTGAACAACTCCTGTGCGCTACAGCACAGTTACAAGTCAAGCGAAGGTCTGTCGGTATTCGCTATGCAGTGCATGGCCAACAAACCCTATACGCAGATACCCAACAAGAAACCCTTGGCTATTCATATCTCGTTTGAGAACAAGATGAACAACAACCTGTTGTTTCTGTATCTGTTCTTGAAGTACTCAGAAGGCAGGGTACCGATCGACGTCCAGCAGCTCTCCAAGACGGTCACCAAGGAAGAGATGTCCGAGTTCGTGATGAGTCGCCTTACCAGGACTGGATTCTCTGTGATGATGCTGCAGGTCGATCCAAGCAACTGGTCGTACCGCTCTCTCTTCAACAAGGTCCTGGAGCTCGAAGCCGAAGGCTATGTGGTAGAGCTGTGCACCACCGATTACTTGAACATGATGTCCAAGGCAGGTTGCGCAAGCGGTACAGCGGGCGAAGACATCCGTGATTTGATGCGGCGCGTTCGTACCTTCTATTTGATGAAGAACACATGTGGTCACAACATGCACCAGATGTCAACCGAGGCCATCGGACTTCTGAAATCAGGCACACCCGACTACGCTTTGGTTAAGGAAGTGTCCAACCGCAGCTACTACGATGGCTCTAAGCGACTGGGTCAAGAGTTTGATGTCGAGATCTGGATGCACATCGTCAAGCATCTGGGTAAGACCTATCTGAACATAGGCCGAGGCAAAGACAGAAAAGCCACTGTGATCAAAAACGACACATGGAAATACTTCCTGTACGAGATGCCTGACTGTGGTATGCCCATACCTTACGACCTTCCGGAAGAGACGATGGCTGGTTTCGATAAGCTGCCCAGCTCTATTTCTGGTTCCAGCAACGTGGATATTTTCTGATGTTCTAGGGTACAGACGCTAAATAGTGTGAGGTGCGTTGAAAACGGGTCATCGCACCTCGGTCTCCTAGGCGCATTGGACGCTGCGCCATTATAGGGGGGTGGATCTAAACCGCCGCGATCAGTCGCCGTGGTTTGTGTCTACCCCCCTACTTTTTTCCATCCACGATCAAAAAAAAAGAATCGCCAGCACCCTGTGAGGG